AACTGGCGGTTTCTTCGGCATTTTCTACTATATCATCTGAAACATTACTTGCATCTAGTTCTGAAAAGTCCTCTATGATCTTAACCTCATAACAATCTGCAGCCAGAAGTTTATCAGTAAACTTATCAAACTCATACAAGTCTTTCTTGTTCACCACAATCAACTTGACATAGTGATCTTTATATTGGGTTATGTCATGTTTGGAGTAATCATTCTGCGAATCATCATAGTAAATCTTCTTATAGATTGTATATGGATTTATGACACGTTCCAGTGTTCTCTCTTCTGTATCAAAGATATGAAACCCCTTTGGATCATTGTAATCGCTCCAATAAATCTCATAGGGAGTCCCAAGATAAAATATCTGGCCATCATCATTCTTGTGATGAAAATGGCCACTGAATACTGTCTCAAATCTTTTGAAACTTGCCTTTTCCCAACTACCTTCGCATAACATCTGGCCTGCGTTCATTGCAAACCCATTAATTTCCAAATGTCCCATAATAATATTAGACGTTGATTCTTTTAATAATTTTATAGTCTTATCATAATTGTTGGCATTAATCCAAGGAACAAACAATATAGGAGTTCCATCAAATTCAACATCAACAGGATCAACATATATTTTAAACTTATCCCCTACAAGTTCGTGCATAGAATTGACTTCACTAGTATTCTTATAATAGGTATCGTGGTTGCCTATTATCATATGCAAATCAATATTATCTTCTGCAAATCGATCTATAAACCGTGTACGAAAATCAGAAGCAATTTTATACGAGATATACTTCCTTCTATCCATCACATCTCCAAGATGGATACAGGTAGTGATCTCTCTTTCTTTTAGTGTAGGAAAGAATACGTCTTCGTAAAATTTATAGAAATAATCGTTGAAATTTTGATTGTCGTTTCTAGCACCAAAATGGGTATCAGTAATTAGTGCAACCTTCACTCTTTAGACTCCATAAACTCCTCTAACCCTTTTTTCTTTACGTTCTCAGATTTCTTTGTCTTATAGACAGCTTCATCTGGTAACATAACATTAGGGTCAAATCCCCTTACATTATATCCAGTGTCATCACCTTCCATCGTAGTCCAAGCCGTAAAGTCTTGTTTAGAAATCATTTCGTTTCGGACATGGGTTTGCTTCTTTTCTTTTTGTATTCTTCGCAAGAAGGCAAAATAAATGATTTGAGTAAAGTATGCAAAGGGATTCTTTGACTTCTCAGGATTGAAATTTGAAACATATTGTAAACAGTTTTCAATACCATCTGAAATCATCTCATCTCTATAGGTGTAATTAATAAAATTTGGCCGATAAGATAAGTGGGTTGCAATCTTCATAAAACATTCTGCAATATAGTTAGTAACAGGGGGAACCTCATCCCCTTTTTCTACATCAAAAGTTTTATTCCACTCAATCATCGCCTGAAGGAATTCTTTATTATTAACGTAATGTGGTTTATCTTTTTTAGCCATTTGTTTTTCCTTTACTCACATATGTTTTTAGACTATACATCATTTTAAAGATTAAATCAAGTCACTTTTAGTTTTTTACAAAGGGACTTGACTCCTGTCAAAAAAACGTGTATAAAGGATATGCCTTTAGTGTATAGAATCAGAGTCTACATCCATAGATTCTAGTATGTCATCAAATATTTCTTCATTGTTTACAATTTCTTCGTGCAATCCTTCGTCTATTTTCTTGAGGACATATTCATAATATCTAGAAAGGCCAGGTGATACATCAGCAACCAAAAGAATACTAGAGTTTGGTATACTGAAGGTTTTTGTTTCTGTATAAGGATGTATCCAATGACTTAGGTTCAAAGATTCTGTTATTCCATCTTTGTTCCATTTAGGTAGTATAGACATTTTTAGAGGATGATCTATTCGAATACTACCGCCAGTGTTATTAGGATTTCCATCTTCTATAGAACAAATTATATCTTCCCCATTTACCAACTTAACAAGTTTGAAGTTTTTTACTTCTTCTAAATTATTCATTTGAGTTTTACCTTGCTTATCTCGTAGTTGAATTGTTCTTCGTTGTATATATTTAGACGTTCTGTGAAATGGTTAAGAGTGAAGTTACGCCTTTCTCCATACGAGATATCATCTGCAATATCGTATATTAAAATGGAATCTTTAGTTGATGATGTACGCAACCCTCGGCCGATTGATTGGAGCACTCTGATTTTTGATTTACTTGGACTAGCGAGCACGATGTTGTGAATATTACGAATATTAATACCAGTACTAAAAGTCCCAAATGATGCAATAGTGGTTGAATTAGTATGTTTCTCCACAAGTCCACGAATTTCTTCCCTATCGCTCGTATCTGTTCCTCCATATACAAAATAAACATTCTCATTCTCCTTCACTTTATCGTATAAAATCTTACCATGTTTCTCTACCAGCTGAAATAAACAAAGACTATTGCCAGTAAGATGTACCAAGAGATTAGCAATAAAATCGTTCCTTTTGTCATTTCCAGCGATGTAGGTAAGTTCTTCTGCATAGGTCATCCTTTCTCTAATATTAGAGTGTCTTAATATTATACACTTTATTGACAAATTTGCAAGGGTCTTTTTGTCAATTAATTCTTTTGTAGAAACTACCTTCTCTACTGCACCAAATAATCCTTCTAGTACTAACTGGTGCGTCTGTGTACCATCTAACGTCCCTGTAAGACCAAATCTGTACTTGCACTGGTGTAGTTTGGTCATAATATTAGTAAGGGATTTTGCTTTAAATAGATGGGCCTCGTCACCAATAACGCAACCAAAATCTTTAAAATACGATTTGGGCATCTTATAAAGAGACTGCCACGTGGATATAACAACATCTTTTGTTACTTTGCGATCATGTCCTTGATAGATTTTCTGACAATACGTACCAGAACTCCACCCATAGTCCTCAAAATCTGTGTACATCTGTTCTACAAGTGAGGTGGTAGGAACCAATATAAGAGTTCTCATACCCATCATCTGATAATAACGTACCAGAGAATATATTACCAGAGACTTACCAGAAGCAGTAGGAGAAACAAGAAGAGCCCGATCTCTGGCCACAGCGTGGGCGACAGCATTAATCTGGTAATCACGGACTTTGAGGGATTTTCCCTTTGATTTTGGTTTGAGACTTTTGATGAAGCCTCCAGATATCTTACGATCCACATGTTTGTCATTTTCTACTCCCTCTTCTACTATATAGGAAATTCCGTTACTATCACAAAATTTCTTAACATAGGATAACAACCCCACATATATCTCTCCTGTTGCTGGGGAAAACAATCGTATCTTACCATCCCATATACGATTTCTATACATGGGCATAAACTTAGCGCCTGGGACTTCAAACGTGAAAAAATCTGCAAGTTCTTGAGATACAGAAGGTTCTATATCTGAAAGAATAAGATGTACTTCATTCTTTTTAGATATGTGCATTTTGTAAAGTGTGAGCCTCTCCGTACTCACCTCGCATAATTACATTCCAAGATATTGTAATACGTTCTTCTTCATTACTAGGAACCCAATGTTGCAACCAAGAAGGAAACACCACCCCATGTCCTGTCTTAGAATTGACTTGAAACATATTAGAATTTTGTATCAGGTATTTCTCCTTTCTAGGAACAAAGACTTTACATTGACCTCTGGGGTCAAAAAATTGTGTACCAGATGTTTTCTCTGATGCCTTCAAATAATATACACCAGAATGTAGACTATTGGCGTGTGTATGTGGTGGGTGAATACTACCATCTTCTTGTAGGTTGGCCCACATCTGCGTTACCTCTACTTTCTGATATTCATACCCCTCTTGCACAAATATATTAGAACTTAATGCATGAACAAAATCTGTAAGCGGTTTAAATTCTGGTTTTGTTTGTAAATCATCATCCCCCTGATACAAACCAAAAGGTAATCCTTCTCCACTCTTTACGTCAATATATTTGTTTTCAAACTTATCTTGAATATAATTTAACATAACTTGTCTTTGTTGTTCTGTTATTTCTGCATCAAACTCATAAATTGAGGTTGGAAATAAATTTGTCTTTGTTACATTAACCATGTCACTATGCTCCATCTAGTCCCTTTTGTAACAACTTTTGCCTCATGGGGAAACATAAAGTTAGAGGGAAATATTAATGCCGAAGCTCTTTTCGGTTCAAATTTTTTATCAGCCACATAAAACTCGCCACCTTCGTAGTCATCATTCAGATACAACAAAACTGTGGCCTGTGGAAATCCGTACTGCTGTCCATGACTGTGATGAATGTTGTCACAGTGTTTGGACATGAACCCACCTTCTGAATATCTATTGATACGGTGGTCTGTCATTCGTTGCACACTGAATCGGGGGTGTTCTTCTGAATACAATCTACAAGTATACTCTACAGCTTTCTTAATCTCATCATAACCTTTATCACCAAATCGAACCCAAACCTCATCCATTTGTACACGTTTAGCAGCCTTTACCTTTCCAACATGATTTGAATATGATGAAGGTTGGTAATCGTAATTAGTTTCTCTTATACCGTCACAGTAAAGATCACTGTCCCACACATGCTCGTAGTATCCTATGAATTTTTCTACATCCACCCTAGCATCATCCTTGTTTCTTCTGGAACCATGTCCATACTAAATGGGGGATCAAATGTAGTTACTATTTGTACACTACGCACATTTTCCACATACCCTGCTTCCCTAATATCAGCAACAATCTGATCTGCAAAAGGACAAAACGCACTGGTCAATGTGTGGGTAATAGTAACCTCATGTTCTCTTGCACTGATAACAATATCATAGATTAATCCAAGATCATATAGACTTGCAGAGGGTATCTCTGGATCATATACGTTCTTTAGATTTTCTATGATTAATTGTTTGTCTATCATGTCTTCCATCAGATCATCCCTGCTTCAAATTTCTTCCATTCGATTGCGTTCTTGGTATCCCACCCTCGATTGTCGATGGACTTGATAATTCCCTCGCAGTACTTAATAGTATATTCTAGATAACTGATTTTATCAGAGAGTTGTATGATTTCTTCATCAGAAGATATGTACATGGCCAGATCAGATTTGAGTACCTTGAGATCAAACGGTTTTGCAACATAAACTTTTGCGTCTGCCTTACCGCCATAGTACTCCCACTTATCACGATACAACCTTTGATATTCTCCCTTGTTTCTAACCAATAGGAGTTCGAACCGTGATTTGTAATCTAACCACTTCGCTTTTAATTCTTGATTTTTGAAAGCCTCTTGGTCAAGATGCTCTTCCTTAGTAATAGGTAAGTCTTCGTATGCTTCTTTTTTTAATTCATCTAAGTTCATAATAATCTTTCATTCTATAAATGAGCAGCAACCTGATATAACTTTCCTTTATTATATTGTCTCTAATAACTAGACTTTACTATGACATTTGTTAAAGTTTATCATGTACCACTCAGAGTTATTTATAATGATGTGAGAGTATAGATTTTATATTCAAAGGTGGCGGTTACTGATAGATACTCTATATCTGTAGCACCCTGATCATATGATAATGCCCCCAAATTAGTAGGAAAAATGTCTTGAAAATCTATCTGCACAATAGGATTATTTTTATTCGA